AAAATGTCAACCAATAATGGAAAAAGCAACAGAATTAAAATTATATCCAGCTTATACTTATGCTAGAATATATAAAAAAGGTGGTGGTCATCATTCAGCACATGTGCATTGGAATCAGCATGTATCAGGTTTTTATTTTTTAAAGTGTAGTGATAAAACTTCAATGCCAGTATTTCATGAACCAAGAACTGGAGCAAGAGCAACTAAATTAAAAATGAAAAATATAAAAGGTATTATGGGTGGCACAGAACTTGTTCATTTTACCCCTACACCTGGAACTTTAATTATTTTTCCAGGTTTTTTAGAACATGAATTTAGTGTAGATTTTGGAATTGAACCATTTAGATTTATACATTGGAATATAACTGCTATACCAAAAGAAATGGCAAAAGATGTCGTTTAAAAAAAATAAATATACAGTAATAAGAAAAGCTATTGATAAAGATTTAGCATTATTTCTATATAATTATTTTTTAATGAAAAGACAAGTTTATGACACTTGTTTATCAGAAAGATATTTTAGTCCTTTTGAAACTGCATTTGGTAATTATGAAAAAGATAATGAACAAATACCAAACACTTATAGTCATTATTCTGATATTGCTATGGAAACTCTAATGTTAAAATGTCAACCAATAATGGAAAAAGCAACAGAATTAAAATTATATCCAGCTTATACTTATGCTAGAATATATAAAAAAGGTGATATTTTAAAAAGACACAAAGATAGATTTAGTTGTGAAATATCAACTACTATGAATCTTGGTGGAGATAAATGGTCAATTTATTTAGAACCATCAGGACAATTAAGTAAAAAAGGTATTAAAGTAGATTTAAATGCTGGAGATATGTTGGTTTATCGAGGTTGTGAACTAGAACATTGGAGAGAAAAATTTAAAGGAAAAGTTTCAGCACAAGTATTTTTACATTACAATAATACTAAAACAAAATTTGCTAAAGATAATATATTCGATAGAAGAAAGCATTTAGGACTTCCCAACTGGTTTAAAAGATGATAGACAAAACAATGGTGGGTGAGTTTTACCACCAAACCACCAAACTCACCTGCCTTATATTCATGTTATTTATATTAACATCATGTTCTTCTAATAATAATACACCAAAACCAATTGGTACAATCTTTAAAGTCTTAACAGGTAATTTTAAATGAACAAAAATGTTTTAGTTTGTATTCCTAGCTTTGATCAAAAAATTCACTTACAAACTATATCTTCAATAATCAATACAAGGGATACTTTGTTACAAGCAAAAATAGGTATAGGCATGATGTGGGTAAGAGATAGTCTTGTGACTAGAGCTAGAAATAAATTGGTATCATCATTTTTAGAACAAAAAGAGTACACTCATTTATTTTTTATAGATGCTGATATAGTATTTAATGCACAAGATTTTATTAGAGTATTATTATTTGATAAACCTTTAACATCAGCTCCATATCCAATAAAACATGAACAAAAAATAGAAGAGGGTGATGCTAGTAAAGGTTGGTGTTTAAATTTTCCTATTGGTAAATATGATTTAGCAGATAATGAAAAAGGTTTTAAAAAAGTAAATTATGCAGGTACAGGTTTCATGTGTATTGAAAGAATTGTATTTGAAACAATTATAAAACAATATCCAGGTATAGAATACCTTTCAGATGTAAAAGCTAATATAGATGGTAATAGAGAAGTAGAGGGTAAAAAAGAATACGCTTTTTTTGATTGTGGAATACAAGGTCAAGGTATTCTTGAAGATAAAGAAAAAACACAAAGATATTTAAGTGAAGATTATTATTTTTGTGCTTTATGGAAACAATGTAAAGGAGAGATATGGGCAGACTTAACAAGCACACTAAAACATATAGGAATAAAAGAATATACAAGACCACCAATAGCAAAAATAAAGGAAGAAAAATGACAGATGAAAGTATGTGGGAAAAAATACTTCCTGAATTAAGACAAATTGGAGGATCACATTATAAAGAGTTTAAGATTCAACCTTATGAGTTTATTGCTAAAAATAATCTTTCGTTCTATCAGGGGAATGTGATAAAGTATGTCGTCAGGTATTTAAAAAAGGGAGGCACTGAAGATTTAGATAAAATCATCCATTATACCGAGTTAGAAATTAAAAGGTTAAATGATGAAGAAATGAAAGCTAAATATAAAAATAAATAGTGTTTAAAGGCTCATAGAGGGGTTAATTTTAAGCATTTAGTCTAAATTAGGTAAAAGATACTATGGCAAGCAAGAAAGGTTTATATGGTGTTGTAATTCCTTATGAAAGGACTTTCAAAGGTACAAGTATAGGTAGAAATCCAAAAAAAGTATCAAGTATGAACAAAAATAAAAGACAAGGGAGAAGTAAGAAGCAATTAAGGTATAGAGGTCAAGGAAAATGAGTAAAATTATTAAAAAAAGAGCTAGAAATACTAGCACAGCACATCAAAGGATTGATGATCATGAAAAATTATGCAGAATAATGCAAGAAATGACGAACAAAAAAATAGATAGGTTAGAAAAAATTGTCATGACATCTACAGGAATGTTAATTCTTGGAATGTCCACAATCATTTACAAATTAATATTATAGGAGGTTTCAATGCAACTTTCAAAACACTTTAAATTAGAAGAATTTACGAAGTCAATGACTGCAACTCGTAAGGGAATTAAAAATGAACCAGGCAGTGGAGATGTTAAAAATTTAGAAAACATCTGTTATGAAATATTAGAACCAGTAAGAGCAAAATTTGATAAACCCATACAGGTTACATCAGGTTATCGTTCAGAGGAGCTTTGTGAAGCCATAGGTAGCAAAAAGACATCGCAACATGCAAAAGGTCAAGCAGTTGATTTTGAGATAGCTGGTATTCCAAATATTCAAATAGCATATTGGATTCAAAATAATTGTGACTTTGATCAACTCATATTAGAATTTTACTGTCCTACAGATGGTTCAAAAGGATGGGTCCACGCTTCTTACAATGAGCAGGGAGCAAATAGAAAACAAGTTCTCACATATGATGGTAAACAATATTCCAATGGCCTACCTGATATGAAATGGGAAAAGGGTCAAGTCAAAGAGTAAAAGTTGCAAATTCTATTATAGATTGATACAGTATCTTCAACTAGGAGGATATATCTATGTGGTTGAATTTATTGACAGCAGGTTTTAAAACAGCAAGTCACATCTATACAAAAAAACAAGAAACAAAAAAATTAATGGCTGATGCCCAAATGAATCATGCTAGAAAAATGAGTCAGGGTGAGATTGAATATTCAGGAAAACTTTTAGAAGCAAGACAAAACGATTATAAGGATGAGGTAGTTTTAGCAATACTTACACTGCCAATCTTGGTGCTTGCATATGGGGTTTGGTCAGATGATCCACAAGCTATGGAAAAAATTAAAATGTTCTTTGAGCATTTCCAGGCACTGCCGACATGGTTTACAAATTTATGGATTCTTGTCGTAGCAAGTATTTTTGGAATTAAGGGAACACAAATATTTAAAAATCATAACAAAAAATAATGAAGTGGTTTTTGGTAGTATATCTATGTTCACAAGTACAAAGTGTTTGTATTGACCCTCATGTATTTCCTGAACCTTATGATGATCAATATACTTGTTTGGTTGATGGTTATAAAAAATCATATGAAAAAATGATTGAGATAGGATCAGAAGAAGTAAATGAACATGGAATGTATATTAAGTTTGATTGTCAAAATTTTATACTACCTAAACCAAAACCAAAGGGAAATCCGACATGAAAGTAATAGCAATAGGAGATCTTCATGATTCTCCTCACATAAAAGATAAGAGTAGATTTAGATGGATTGGTAAACATATAGCAAAAACAAAACCAGCTTATGTAGTACAGATAGGAGATTTTTTAACTTTAGATAGTTGCACTTATTATATTCCTGATGATACATTTACTGCAAGAATTGAAAAACCAACATTTATAAAAGATATGCAATCATTTGATGAAGCTATGGAAGAATTTAATTATGGTCTAGGTAATTATAAAGTAAAAAAATATTATACTTTAGGCAATCATGAAAAGAGAATGTGGAGATATGAAGATAAGAATCCAACTTTTTATGGAATGTGTCAGAAAGAGTTTTATGGAATATGTAAAAAATACAAATGGGATGTAATTGCATGGGGTGAATATCTAATGTTAGGTGGTGTAGGTTTTATACATGCTCCAATAAATCCAATGGGGAAAGAATATGGTGGTGAAGCTAGTGAAAGACAGGTAGCAAACAAATCAAAAATTGATATTGTTTTTGGACATAGTCATAGAGCACAAGATAATAGAGTTCCTAAAATAAGTTCTACTAGAAATGATTTTACTAGAGTTTTAAATTTAGGTTGTGCTTTACCTGAAGGTCATATTGAAAGCTACGCAAAACATAGTCTTACAGGTTGGACATATCAAATATGTGAAATAGATATATGGGATAATCATATTATGGAAGTTAATAATATATCAATGAAGAAACTTAAAAAACTCTATGGGTAATTATGAGATTGCCTGGAACAATATATTTAGGACACCGAAAAATTAAAGTAAAACAAATAGGTGCAAGAACAGCAAACAAAGATGAAATTTATGGTGATTTTGATGTTTCAAAAGATTTAATTAGAATAGATAAAACATTAGAACCAACAAGAAAATTAAACACATTTATACATGAGATAGTTCATGTTTTATTAGATCATTTCAATGCAGAGTTGAAATTAAAAGATGAGGAAAAAGTATGTGAAGTATTAGGTACTGGATTATCTGATTTATTTACACACAATCCAAAACTAATAAAAGTTATCAATGATGTTTACAATACAAATAAAAAGTAATAAAATTTAATTTTAGCATCCCTTTAGGAAGTCCCCCTATATCTAGAAGTGAGTATAGGGGGTTTTCTTTTTAAGAACCTCTTTGACCAGCTTTATTTATACCACCATTTCTTTCAGTAGTATCAACAAGTCTTTCCATATAACCAAATGCAGGTGCAAATCCTTTTGGAAATACAAACAAATGATATTGGTTTGCTGTATCAACTCTCCTCCATTCAGCAGGATAAAGTTCAACAGCTTCTTGTTCAGGTGAAGTTAATGTATTTTTTATATCCATTAACTCTCTCCAATCATGAATAGATTGTTTATCAAGTCTTTTGATAGACAAATAAGTTATCTTGCCTTTTAGGTTTTCATGTAAAACCATAAAGTCAGCTTTCTCATTTCTATAAACATTGACTTGATATTTGTCGTTTATGTAACATTCAGCATTTAAGATATTGTTTTGAAACATTTCTTCTAATTGCTTCATACTAGGAGTATGAATAGAAGTTGTATTCAAATCTGATTTAGCAATGTCAAATCTTCTTTTGAACATTTGCAATAAATCATATCTCGTTTTTTTTGTACCATCATCTAGTACAG